TTGATGATGTTTTAGTAACAGGCGATGCGGGCGATGCTTTGTTTGAACTTTTCCCTGATTCTGCACAATCAGCAAAAAAAATCAGTTTTGCGGGAATTATTACTTCGGCAGAATATGGCGCGACACTTGGCGAAGTTCAGATAATAAATATCAGCTTCATAACTAATGGTGCAATAACTAGCGCTATCTGATACATTGAGTTTATTAGTCAACTAATTAACCAATGCCAAGCAAAAGAACGATTGATTTACTTGTTGAAAGTTTTGACCTTTCAGTAAGAAGAAAATACGAAATAAAAAACGCAAACGGCGATGTAGTAACAACTTTATATTTCCCCCCAATAACAAGGGCTGACAGAAAAAAAGCGCAGGCAAGAGCTAATACAACAGACGGCCTTGAAATATCAACTCAGATGCTTTGTCAGATTGCAGAAAAAGAAGATGGTTCAAAGCATTTTGCACCCGCTGATGCGATAAATTTACAACGTGAAATTCCTGAAAAAATATTAAATGATATTGAATTGTTTATGTTTGATCTTACTAACAATGAAACACTAGACGAAGCAAAAAACGATTAAAGGGCGATAATTGGTTATATTTTGAATTTTTCTTATCGTCCGAACTTGGAAAAACTATTAACGAATTAAGGGCATCAATGACGGATACCGAGCTTATGTATTGGGCTGCATACTATGAAGTAAAAAATGAAAAAGAAAAGCAAGCAATGAATCGCGCAAGACGAAAATAGGTGTACACTAAAATAAAGGTTTTTTGTTGTCTTGGCTCAAGCTAATGTAAAAATTGCTGTAGACGCTACGAGCGCTGTTAATAAACTTCGGCAAGTAAATACAGTTTCAAAAAGATTAAGTTCAACAACCGATAGACTTGAACAAAGTGTACGAAGAAATAATAAAAGATTTAGAGAAACAGGCGCGGCGGCAAGAACAGCAAGCGCGGGCGTCAATAGGTTAGGGGCGGCAGTAAGAAAATTATTAATTGGTTTTTCTTTATTTAAAACAGCATCTTTTGTTATTTTTAATACTCAACAATTAGAAACACAAAGAAAAAGTTTAGAAGTTCTTACAGGTTCGCTTGAAGATACAAATAAAATTATTGCAGAAATTCAGGCTTTCGGTGCTGTAACGCCATTTAAAAGCTCTGATCTTATAGAAACAACAAAACGATTAAAAGCGTTTGGATTTGAAACAGAAGAGCTTGTTGACGTTACAAAAAGGCTTGCTGATGTTGCGGGCGCGACAGGAGCCGATCTCGGCGGTATAGCGACAGCTTTTGGACAAATACAGGCCAAAGGTAGATTGCAAGGGGAAGAATTGCTTCAGTTACAGGAAAGGGGTGTAAGCTTACAAGACGAATTGCAAAAAATGTATGGCTTTACAGCCGATGAATTTAGAAAGGCGTTAGAGGGCGGCAGAATAAGTGCTGATGCTGTTAATTTAGCTTTACAACGAATAACAGATGCGGGTGGTAAATATGCCAATGGTGCTATTGCTCAAAGCACTACTTTAGCGGGTAAATTTAGTACCCTTGTGGATGGTGTTGAAACTTTGGCTCGAACCTTCGGAGAGGTTCTTGACCCTGTTTTAAAAGGTGTTTTAAATAATGCAATTACAGTAATTAATACAATAAATAAAGCGTTAAATATTGCAAAATTACAATCTGGATTAGGTCTTAATAAAGCTGCAAGAAAAAGAATACAAGATCAGGCGCGTGATGAAGCTGTTGAAATAGTAAATCTTAGAAACATTGCAAATCCATTTAAAAGAAATGAAGAATTTCAAAAAGTGTTTGCAGAAAGACAACTTGATTTAACAAAGAAATTTGGATTTCAAACTGGACAATTGCAAGTTGAAATTGATGCGCCACAGACTCAAGACGTAACAGTTCCGAAATTACTTAAACAAACAAAAACAGAAACGAGTGAATTTGATAAGCAAGTACAAGCAATTGAAAGAAAAAATGAATTATTAACAGCAAGGCTTGAAGGAAATGAAAAAGAGATAGAACAAAAACATAGAGAAATGGCTTTGATCGAAAAAATTGGAATTTTTGAAGCTGCTAAGATTTTTAAATTAGAAGATGGAACAAGAAAATTAGAAGAGCAAAATAGGATTCTTGATAGACAAAAAGAAATATTTACACAAATTGGAGATAGTATTGCAACAGGTGTTTCTGATGCTTTAGTTGGTGCAATTATGCACGCACAATCACTCGGAGAAGCGGCAAAGGGTATTCTTAATGATATTGGCTCACAACTGTTAAGACTTGGTATAAATACAGCTTTAGGCGCAATTTTTGGTGGGCCGTTTTCAGCACTACCCGGATTTGCTAATGGTGGAAGGCCAGCTGTCGGGAGGGCTTCAATCGTTGGAGAAAAAGGGCCTGAGCTTTTTGTTCCTCGTTCTGCTGGCACAATAGTTCCAAATGATCGGATTGGAGGTGGCGTAACAAATAATATTGTTGTTAATGTAGACGCATCAGGTTCTAATGTAGAAGGCAATGAACAAGAAAGTCGAGAACTTGGCCTTGTTCTTTCCGCTGCTATTCAAGCGCAATTAGTCCAAGAAAAACGTCCGGGAGGTTTACTTGCATAATGGCTACATTTCCATCATTCACGCCCACTTATGTCGGATTTAGTAAAAAATCATCACCAGTAAAAAGACTTGTACGTTTTGCAGATGGTTATGAACATAGAGTTTTATTTGGTTTAGCAAGTCACCAAAATCCAAAAGTTTATAATTTACAATTTGATGTTACAGAAATTGAATCAGATGTCATTGAGGCATTTTTAAATAGTAGGGCAAACGATCAGGCAAGTTTTACATTTACACCGCCGGGCGAAGGTATATCAAAGACAGGTACTTATTCACAATCATCATCAACAACAATTACAGTGACTATTACAAATCATGGCATTGCAATTAATGAAACTGTAACTCTTGATTTTACAAGTGGTTCTGCAACAGATGGTACTTTTATTGTCGCAACAGCCGCAGATCAAAACACTTTTACCGTAACAGCTTCTTCAAGTGGAACAAATAGCGGAAATGTAACTGCAACTGTTTCTGGTGCAAAGAAATTTGTTTGCGAAAGTTGGACAAAATCAATTCCCTACAACAACAGAGCTAAATTAAATTGCACATTTAGAGAGGTGTTTGAGCCGTGAGTAGTAGCGTCATTAGTGATATTCAATCAATAAATCCTTCATCAATTATTGAATTATTTACTCTCACAACTTCTACTGCTTTGCATGGGTCTGCAACAACTTACAGATTTCATGCGGGTTCAAGTTTAAATGCAAATGGTGAGATTGTTTGGGCTGGTAATACATATCAGAGATTTCCTGTTCAGGCAGAAGGCTTTGCATATCAAAAAGGCCAAATTCCAAGACCAACTCTAACTGTAAGCAATGTTCTTGGAACGATTACATCAATACTTTTGACAGTTAACCAAACGACAACTGGTAATGATTTAACAGGTGCAACAGTAACAAGAATTAGAACACTCGCAAAATTTATTGATGCTGTTAATTTTGCTGGCAATGTAAATCCTTATGGAACACCAGACCCAAACGCAGAATTTCCACAAGAGATATATTCTATTGATAGAAAATCACAAGAAACAAGAGATGTCGTTGTTTTTGAATTAGCTGCTCCTATTGATCTTATTGGTGTTCGTGCGCCAAAAAGACAATGTACAAGGGCTGAATTTCCTAGTATTGGATTAGCAGTTTAATGACTTGGAAACATGACGCATTGCTTCACGCCAAGGAACAAGACCCGAAAGAATCTTGCGGCCTTTTATTAAATATTCGCGGGAAAGAAAAATATTTCCCTTGTCAAAATTTATCAATAACTTCTCATCAATGCTTCATAATGAATCCAGAAGATTTTGTAAAAGGAGATGAACTTGGAGAAATTATTGGAATTGTCCATTCGCACCCAATTACACCGCCTATCGCTTCAGAAGCCGATAAAATAAGCTGTGAAGATTCAAATTTGCCTTGGTATATTGTCAACCCTAAAACAGAAACTTGGGGATATTACGAGCCTTGTGGATTTAAACCGCCTTTACTTGGAAGGACTTGGGTTTGGGGTGTTTCTGATTGTTTAAGTTTGGTGGAGGATTGGTATTTACAAGAAAAAGGCATTTCTTTTAAAAAAGCTACAAGACCTTTAACGCCTGAAATTTTTCATGAAAATCCACAATCAAAAGAAGATGGCGATTTTAATAATTATCTTATTTCAGCGGGTTTTCGTTTATTAACAGCAAATGAAAAATTACAAAATGGCGATGTTTTGGCGATGAGTATTTTAGGTAAAGGTTTAAATCATGTTGGAATTTTTATAGATGGTGATGTTTTACATCATTTAGGCGATAGACTATCTTGTAGAGAACCTTACAATCCTTGGTTGTTCAAATGTACAGGGGGTCGGTATCGTTATGATGCGTAAAATAAAACTGTATGGCGAACTGGCAAAAATCACAGGTCATAAAGAATTAGAAGCCGTAGTTAATACAACAGCGCAGGCTGTAAGTTTTCTTGTAAATAATTTTCCTGAATTAGAAGGCCATATGGCAAATAAATATTATCAAGTTTTATTGGGCAAAGAAAATTTAAATATAGATGAATTGCATTTTCCAGTAGGTAAATCTGACATTAAATTTGTTCCTGTTATATCTGGTTCTGGTGGTATTGGTAAAGCTTTATTAGGTGGTGTTTTAATTGCTGCGAGTTTTGGTGTGGGTGGTTTTTTTGCCGCGCCTATATCTTTTGGTGCTGGTGCTGGTGGATTTGCCGCTGCTGGTTTAGGTGCAAAAGCAGCTTTTGGTATAGGTGCTGGATTAGTTTTAAGTGGTGTAAGTGATATGTTGTTTCCAACGCCTAAAATGCCTCAATTTAGTTCTGAGCAAGATCCAAGGTTATCTTTTCATTTTAGTGGTACACAACAAACAAGTCGTGCTGGTACACCAGTTCCTTTAGTATATGGCGAAATTTTTACTGGTTCTGTAGTAATAAGTTCTTCAATTGATACTGAACAGGTGCAAGTATGACCGATAATAAAAAAATTATTCGTGGTTCATTTGGTGGTGGTTCAAAACCTTCACCACCGCCACAACCTACAAGAACACCTGATACCCTACACAGTAAGCAGTTTGTTACATTTTTAGATTTAATTTCTGAAGGTGAAATTGAAGGAAGTGCATCTGCATCAAAAGCAGGTATAACAGACAAAAATTCTACGGCATACAAAAATGCATATTTTAAGGATGTTTTTTTAAACGACACCCCAATATTAAGAGAAAACGCATCAACAACAGACCCACAGGATATTGATTTTAATTTTCAAGATGTAACATTTAATTCAAGACACGGAACCGCAAACCAGACAAAAATTGATGGTGTTGAAAGTTCATCTTCATCTACTCCTGTCGGTATTACAGTAACAGCGGCTTCGCCAGTAACAAGACAAATTACAAATACAAATGTTGATCGTGTAAAAGTTACAATTACATTTCCACAGATACAGGTAGCAACAGATAGCGGAGACTTGTTAGGTGATACAGTAGAATTTAAAATTTCTGTTCAATACAACTCTGGTGGTTTTACAGACGTTCATACTGACACTGTTACTGGAAGAACCGCTGACGCATATCAAAAAGATTTTTCTATTGCATTAACTGGTTCTTTCCCTGTTGATATACGAGTTACAAGAATTACAGCGGATAGCACTGATAGCAGTACTGTAAATTCATTTCAATGGACAAGTTTTTCAGAAATAATTGATGATGCTTCTACATATGCCAACTCCGCCTATAACGCAATAAGATTAGATTCAGAACAATTTAGTTCTATTCCTAGCCGGAAATTCCGTATCCGCGGTATCAAAGTAAGGATTCCGGGAGCCGGCGCTTCTAGTTCAGGAACGCCAACTGTAGATTCTGCAACAGGACGGATTGTTTACCCTGACGGATATATATTTAATGGCGTAATGGGGGCTGCTGTTTATACAAACTGCCCTGCTATGGTGTTGCTTGACCTTCTTACTAATACTCGCTACGGATTTGGCGATCATATAACAGACAGTAATCTTGATTTATTTTCTTTTGTAACTGCAAGTAAATACGCAAACACTCTTGTTGATGATGGTTTTGGGAATCAAGAGGCAAGATTTAGTTGCAACGTCAATATTCAAAATTCCTCTGAGGCTTTTGATCTAATTAATGAGCTTGCAGGCGTCATGCGTTGTATGCCAATTTTTTCCGCTGGTTCAATTACTATTACTCAAGATTCGCCAAAATCAGCAAGCTATTTATTTAATTTAAGTAATATTACATCTGAGGGTTTTAATTATTCTGGAAGCAGTTTAAAACAAAGACATACTTCTGTAGCTGTTTCATATTTTAATATGGACAGCCAAGATGTTGATTTTGAAGTTGTAGACGATACAACCGCACAAAGTAAATTTGGAATTATTACAAAACAAGTGAAGGCTTTTGCTTGTACATCAAGAGGTCAAGCTGCAAGGTTAGGTAGATCAATATTATTTGCAGAACAAAATGAATCAGAACTTGTCAGTTTCACAACTTCTATTGATGCTGGCGCGATAGTAAGGCCGGGTGCAATTATTGATATAGCTGACCCTGTTCGTGCTGGTGTTAGAAGAGGTGGAAGATTATCCGCTGTTGCATCAACAACAGTTATGACTATTGATGATGCAAATGCCTCTGATTTAGCAACAACTAATTCTCCAACTTTAAGTGTTGTTTTACCTGACGGTACTGTTGAAACAAGGGATGTTTCTAGTATTAGTTCCGCTGGTGTTGTTACAGTAAGTTCAGCATTTTCGCAGACTCCTAATGTAAATACTGTTTGGCTTTTAGCAAATACAACAGTACAAGCACAAAAATTTAGAGTTATAACTGTTGAAGAACAAGATGGTATAAATTTTGGAATTACAGCCTTATCTTATGTGGAAGCAAAATATTCTTTTATTGAAGATGGTTCAACTTTACCAACAAGAACTGTATCAATATTAAATGAAATCAAACCACCACCTTCAAACCTCTCTGCTGTTGAAACCATTGTTCCAATAAATAATCAAGCGGTATCAAAAATTGTTTTAAGTTGGCAGCCAATAGTAGGTGTTATTAATTATCAAGTAAATTATCGTTATAACAATGGTAATTTTGTTTCTACAAAAGTTTCAAGTCCTGATTTTGAAATATTGAATAGTCAACTTGGAGTATATGAATTTCAAGTTTTTAGTTATAACATTCAAGGACAACTTTCTGCAACTTCAAACAATTTAACTTTTAACGCTGTAGGTAAAACTGCATTGCCAGAAGACCCCACAGGTTTAACAGTTGAACCTGTTTCAGATCTCTTTGTACGACTACGTTTTGACCCTGCAACAGACATTGATGTAACTCATGGGGGGTCAATTTCCGTGCGCCATACGCCGAGCGTTGACCCCGCTGTTGCAACATTTAGTAATTCAACAGAAATTATTCCAAAACTTTCAGGTAATATCAGCGAAACTCTTGTTCCCGCTTTAACTGGAACTTACAGTATCAAATTTATTGACGATGGCGGACGCAGATCAAATAATGCGGCAAAAATTATAGTTACTCAACCAGACCCGCAACCGAATCAAATAATACTTACAGAAAGAGAAGATACAGATTCGCCGCCATTTCAAGGAAATAAAATCAATACTTTTTATGACGCAGATTTTGATGGTTTATTATTAGATGGAACTTTATTGATTGATTCAATAACCCAAAATATTGATGATCTATCAAATATAGACTTTGCCGGCCCGATAAATTCAAGTGGTTCTTACGAATTTCAAAATGAGGTTGAAATGGGTGGAATTTTCAATCTAACTTTAAAACGTAGATTTGTTACTTCTGGACTTTTGCCAAATGATCTAATTGATTCAAGAACAGCAAACATTGATACATGGACAGAATTTGACGGTACCCTTGCTGAAGATGTTGGTGCAAAATTACTTGTTGCAACAACGCAATTAGATACGACAACTTCAACAGCAGCTACTTATGAACAAAGCGGTACAACTATTACAATCACAAAAAATGGGCATGGATATTCTGTTGGAGATCAGGTTGTTATTGATTTTACTGCTGGAAGTGCGGCAGATGGTAATTATGTTATTCAAACAGTGCCAAACGTTAATTCTTTTACAGTTACGGCAAGCGCAAGCGCAACAATTTCAAGCGGTACTTCTTGTAATATTGGCCCTAATTTTACTCAATTTAATACATTTGCAAATGGTGAATATACAGCAAGAGGTTTCAAATTTAAAGTTGAATTAACATCAGATGACCCTGCTCAGAATATAAATGTTACAGAACTAGGTTATGAAGCAAGTTTGAAAAGAAGAACTGAAACTGTTAATTCATCGATAGCAAGTCAATGCGCGACAACTGGCTCTGCGAAAACAGTCACTTTTGCAGACCCGTTTTTCACGGGTACTGGCTCTTTAGGAGGTTCAACAACAGCATTTCTTCCGACTGTTGGAATAACACTTGAAGGTGCTGCAAGTGGCGATTTTTTTAATATAACGTCTATAACAGGAACACAATTTGTCATTGAAACAAGAAGTAGTAGCGGTTTAAAAGATTTGAGTTTCAAATATACAGCAATCGGGTTTGGTAAAGGAGGGTAAATATGTTTATATTTAAGTTATCAACTATCATATACTTATATAAAAAGGATTAAGTAATGGCAACACATGATTACGATATAGCCAACCAATCAGGTGCGGCTTTTCGTGTTGATTTAAATAATGCTTTAGACGCAATACAATCAAATAACTCTAATTCCTCGAGTCCGTCAAATACAGTTTCCTATCAATGGTGGGCTGACACTTCTGCGGGTGTAATGAAAATCCGAAATGCTGCAAATGATGGATGGATAGAATTATTTCAACTTGACGGAACATTAACTCTTGAAGATGGAAGTGCTTCAGCCCCCGCACTTGCGAACAGAGGAGATTTGGACACAGGTGTGTTTTTTGGTGCTGCAAATCAATTTAATATTGCAACTGGGGGAACTGAGAGACTAAAAATAGACTCAACAGCAGTTGTATTTAATGAAGGTGGTGCAGATGTTGATTTTAGAATTGAAGGCGATACAGTCACACATTTATTTTATGTAGATGCTGGTAATGAGCGTATTGGTATAGGTACAGACAGTCCAGATCAAATATTGCATATATCTGCTGCTAGTAACCCATTAATAAGAGTAGAAAATATAGATAATACTTTAACTGGAGATCAACTAATAGGTGGAATTGAGTTTGAAAAACAGGATAGCTCTGGGGCAGGTGCTGGTGTTGTTGGCGGCTTAAGATGTCGTTCTGCTAGTAGTGTTGGAAACTCCGCATATTTGGAATTTGCAACTGCCAGTAGTTCTGCTAATAATGTAAGTCACATGCGGCTTGAAGACGATGGAGATTTAAGGCTGTCGTCCGATGACGTTGCAAGTAATTTTGGCTTTATAGATGGTTGGGCAGATTCCACAGGTCAGATGGTTATAGGTTCTGATCATGGTACTACTGGTACTGGAGCAAATAACTCAGATATAATTTTTAAAACCAGAGGTGGTGAAAAACTACGAATTTCTCATTCAGGAGGAATAACATTTAACGGCGACACCGCTTCGTCTAACCGTTTAGATGATTATGAAGAAGGTACTTACACCCCAAGTTTTGGATATGCTACTGATGACGGTAATAAACAATATTCCACACAAACTGGAAGCTACACAAAAATAGGTAGAATAGTTATTGTAAATATTGCCGTAATACTAACTAATGCGGGAACAGGTAGTGGTCAGGTTACAGTTTCGTTGCCCTTTACAGTTGCCGATGCTTTAGCAAGCACATCTATTGAAGCTCAGGGAACTTCTGGATTTTTCAGTGGACTAACATCAAGTGTAAGTTGTATTACTTTATTAGCATCACACAGTTCAACAAACGCCTCTATACAAAAAGTGTCGGGAACTCAAGCTGCTGCTACTTCTGCTTTAAATCAAAATAATCTTGGAAACGCTGCAAGTTTTAGATTTTCTCTTGTATATCCAGCAGATTGATAGACCGAAGCTAAGTCTATAAACTAAGCCTAAACCTGTTTTAATCGGAGATTAATCCTAATGGCACTTACAGAGTCAATCGAATACGACAAGATAGAAATTGTCAGTATTTATAAACACGTTCAAGTACGAAAGAAAAATTCAATCAAAAAAGATGGAGTAGAAATTGCTTCTAATTTTGAAAGATATGTATTAGATGCTGGTACGTTAGATGAATCTGATAATTTAGTTGATAACCCTTTAGACAAAGAACCTGATGGTGTTACCGCAATACCAGATGAAGTGAAAAATATCTGTAATGCTGCATGGACTACAGATATAAAAGCTGCATGGAAGGCTAAATTAATTGCAGATAAATCATCAACTTAATTATTATGGAAAATCAAAAACGTATTGACCAACTAAAACTTGAAACACAAGTCGCCATTGATGAATTTAATAAGATTCAAGAAAAAATAAAAGAACTTGTCATAGCGCGTGATGCTTTAAAAATGAAAGCATTTTCTTGCAGTGAAAGACTTAGAGAATTACAAGGCGAACAAAAAATTTCAACAGAAATAGAAAAGATTAATTAATTTTTTCTATCTGTCTTGTCATTAATCCCATAGTGACGTAGAGAGGTGCTAATGCACAGATTCCACAGAAAGTTATAATAGTAACAGGCACTAACGCCTTTAAAAATGCTTCTCGAATCATGGCTCGTATTTCACAGATATTATCCATTTTAAGTTTTATCATCAGCGCGTCAATGTTGGGCGGAGGTTACTTTGGTTATAAATACGTTACTTCGCCACAATTCAAAAATCGTATGATGAATGAGGTTTTGGCAAACGTTCAACAAATGATGCCAAAAATGCTTGACAATCAAATACCAAAACAAACAGGCGGTTCAATTCCTTTACCTATAAAATAGTTGGAAATAAAACAAATAAAAATTCCAGATATTTCGACAATAAATATAAATTCTTATATACCCCCTTCAAGTGTTTTAAATGTAGCCCCGCCGACAATTGATGTTCTTGGATGTGTCAAGACTCATCGAGATAGTTCTGTAAAAAATACACAGATAATTGAAGATGACCCAAACGGCGCTTTTTATAGTTGCCCAAACGGAAAAATGCCGTCTTATATCCCAATTCAATATAATCCAAATCAATTGCAGATTGTAGAAGAACAGGAAAAGCCAAAAGGTGATACACCAAAACCGCCAGAAACAAAACAGCCAGAAATTCCAAAAAATAAAGAAAAAGAAATTTTAACAATTCCGCCTTGCCCTGACCCAAAACAACCGCTGCGCGTTGGCTCATATGCCAATTCTAAAAAATTGGAAAAAGTAAAAGCCTTTGAATTAAATGAAAATAATGAATGTATTATTATCTGGGAACCAGTTCCATTTCAAGAGTCTTATATTCCTGAAGTATCGACAATAATATCAACCGCCGTGATTGGATTTGTGGCGGCATCCTCGCCCATAATTCTTAACGCAATAAAGCCAATTATCAAAAAATTAATTACTAGAAAAAAGAAATCATCTTAAATCGTGTGTATGCGGAATTACTTGATTCGGCTTTTTGTCGATATAAATATCAGAGCATAAATTATAAAATTCTGAATTTTTTGCAATCATTATTCCCTGTTGTTTTAATTTTCCACATTCTTTAATTCTCGCGATAGCCCAATCAAGGCGTTTATTCTCTAATACTTGTTGTTGAATTTTAACTTGAGTTGTTGCCGCTTGTGAGCATTGATTTTGAAATTTCCTATCAAGCGGAACTGTAAAATTTAAGCTAAAACCTGTATTTACTGCAAAACTATCCTTGTTAGTACCTGAATAGTTTATTTGTTCAAATAAAATATTTCCCGGATTATCGGGAACGCCATCTTCATCGGCATCTGTAGGGTCGTAGTATGGTGTTGTGTAATAATCTCGAAAAGGTTTGCGGTAGTTTGCCCCAAAAGTAACGAAAGGCGAAAATGTAAGGGTTGCACCCTGACAAACGATATTGCCACCATATTGATTAGTTGTCATATTGCCCGTCAAACTTTGAATTGCCATATTCGTGACGCTTCCATTATTTGATTGGCTAACAGCGTTTGCAAGCGTTTCTAAGGGTGTTAAAGCTATTGAGAGAAGACAGATGTAGAAGTAACCACTGATTCGCTTTCTATTTGCCTTGTAATGGTTGTTATATTC